TCTTTGTGCATCAAGCACTGCTTGACTTTGTGCCTGTTGTAGTCCGCCCAATCGACCCAACTGGTTAATATCTGCTGTTTGTAAATCTTGTATGTTTTGTCCTAGTTGTCCTTGTTGATTAAATGCTGTCTGCGCATTTAAGTTAGCTTGGTTAAATCCTTGTTGTAATAATTTTGATTGTAGTAATGCTCTGTTGGCATCTGCATCGGATTGATACTCTGATCTCATTACACCCTCACGTCCCCCACCTAAATTACCAGACATTGCTGCTTGTTGACCTATACCTGTTATGCCGGCCTGAGTTTGTTTGTCAAATTCTGATAGTGTTGCATCAATTACATCTTGTTGATATGGAGATTGAAATTGTTGATAAGCTTGTGGTCCTGAGTATGCTGCTTGTTGTGTAAGATAAGGTTGGTATGCTCCAACACCCGATCCTGCTAAATTATAAGCTTGTGTTTGTAAAGGATCTTGTGCTGCTACTTGCGGTGCAAGTCTAGCTGTATCTAATGGTATAGATGTTAATCCTGCTAACTGTTTTCCATAGTCAACACCTAAATCTGTTACGTATTGTTGTGGTAAATTTTGTACTTGTTCTATTGCCATTATATTACTTCTCCTAATCGTTGTGATGTTGCAAACATATCTCTAGCACCAGCCATTCCTTGTGACTCTTCTGATACTTGCCCACCTTGTTCTAAATGTCTCATCATGTTTTCCATAACTTGTGCACCTTTATCTATATCTCCACCACCTGCGTTTCTAACAGCATCTGCAGTAAATACAAACTCATTTACACTTAATCTTGCAGGTACATCATCTGCTTTTTCTTCTCTTCCAATAGGTACAAACCCACCCTCAGCTCTGTAATCTTTTTCCATACCACCAAGGTCCATGATTCCGCCTTCGGCTCTACCTATTCTACCACCCATAGCTTTTTGTTGACCAAACTTATTGTAAAATTCATCTTTAGGAATCATCATTGTATTACCATTCACTTCAATTAAAAGTATTTTCTTACCACCCTGCATTCCTTCTCCTACAATTGTAGGATTATTGTCTGGCATTACTATTTGAATATCACTTCCATCTAAACTAAATGTTTCTGGTTTTTGTTGCATAGCACTACTTAAACCACCTAAACCACCACCTAAACCACCAGTTGGTTCGCTTGTTGGTTCGCTTGTTGGTCCACCACCTTCATAACCTATTCGTCCACCGTTAGCTGCGTTTTGATATACTTTAATCATTTCTGTTGGTGAATATTTTCTAGATGCAACTGAGGGTAAGAAATTTAAATTTGCTGCCATGCCTTGTTTTTGATCCAATACATTTGCAGATTTTTTAAGGTCGGCTAATTGTAATGCTGTTTCATCTGGAGACGCAGAAACTGTATTTCCATCTTTGTCTTTTTTAGTAAACAATCCTGCTACTGCACCACCTATTGCTGGTATAACATATTGACCTACACCACCCGTACGTGTTTCATTGCCTTTTTTGTCTTCACCTTTTTGACCTTTAAATAAAGTATCGAAATAACTTTCGTAACCTTCAGGTTCTGAATCAACTCTTGCTTGTGATTCTCTTTCTAAATCTTCATATGATTTTCCAGTAACAGCCATTTCAATTGGATCTTTAATATATTTTTGAAAGAACGATCCAACACCATATTGTTTTCTACCATCAACACCCATGATACCACCATACGCTGCCATCTGTCTGTCAGGTAATACTGGTCCTGTAGGTTTAGGTTGAAAAGGATTAACTGGTTTTGTAGGATCGTTTGGTAATGGAGTGCCACCAGACATTTGTCCTTCGGCCATTACTTGATCTAAAAATTGTTCGAAAGACATAGGATCTAATCCTTGTTCTATCATGTCGTCAAGATACTTAGAGTATTCTTCTTCTATTTGAGCCATCATCATCTCTTGCATTTGTTGCGGAGATTTAGGACCTTCATTACCGCTATATTTTATAGAGGGTGCGTTAGTCTGTAACTCTTCTGAAATTTGTATATCTTCTATTCCCATGGTTTTGTTAGTTTACTTTGTTTTTGCGAACAAATCAAGAGGTGGCATGATAACTGTTACGTCTCTTTGCACATCCTCTTTAGGTATATTAGCTAGTTTTAGAGCCTCTTCAGTCTCATAAATCTCACCTGTTTTCTTGTTCTTAATTGTTGTTATTATCTTATCGGGTGTTAACATTCTTATCTCACTCATTATGTTGTTACCTCTTTTTTTATATTTAAATAACTTACTGCAAAATCAAAAGAATCCACAGTGCTTGCTTGTATAGTAAATGATGATCCACCTTCAACTATTAGCGGTTGAGTTAATAATTCTAAAGTTTGATCTCCAACTAATGGAGCAGATTTAATTGCTGTAATACCGTTATTTGTAACTGTAACAGTAGTATTATTATTTGCAGATGTAACTAGAATTGATTTAATAACTATAGTTTCATTAACAGCAGGTAGACCTGTTGGAAAAACATTTAATGCATTTCCTGTAGTATCATTATCTATTCCTACAAATTTATATTGGTTTACTACTGCCATTAATCTAAAAAGAAGCTTCTAGCTTCTATCTCCTGTTTTAATTCTTCTTGAAACGTTGTATTAAGTTTTTCAAGAACAGCATCTAAATCTCTAACCAAAGATTGTGATATATCTTGATCATATTCTTGACTTGCTCTTGTTAATGTTTGTACTATTTTTGCCATTATATTCCTAACATATTTTTTAACATAGTGTATCTAGTTCGTTCTGCATCACTAATACTTCCTGTTTGTAACTTCTGTAATAGTGTTCTGTATTCATCTTGTAATGCGTTTGCATTCTCTAAGGTGTTTATTCCATCATTACTACCACTGTCTGTATTTGTATTGATAACAGGTTTAGTTTTAGAAGTTACATTATTTGTCAAAGAATCTTTAAAAGACTGTATAACATTTTTATCTTTAAGACCTATGTTTTTAGTTAAACCTTCTATAACTTCAAACGGTTTATTTAAATTTTTTGTTGTATAGGGTTGAATAAGATCTTTTGCAAATTTCGCTCCTTTATAAATACTTTTTGCTTTGTTATATTTTGCATATAACACTGGGTTGGCTGCAAATAAAGCTGCGTTACCTAATAAATTAAACATATTAAATTGATTTTTTTTAGGTGCAAAAGTATTTAACAAATTTCCATCTTTAAAATATTCTATACCTTTAGGTGTAAAATTTGGAATAGGTGCTTGCATTATTTGAGCTAATTGTTTTGCTCTTTCTCTGTCACCTTTTGTGTCTGGTGTCACATCAAATTTTTTACCACCAATCATTTCATAAGCTTCTGGTGCTGTAATTCTATCAACTGTTCTAGTTGAAGTACCTAATTCTTGAGGACCTCTAGGTCCGTCATTACTATTATTACTATTATTACTATTATTACTATTATCATTAGAAGTATTATTAGAAGTACTATTTCCCATAGAAGCACTTTGTGCTTGGTTAGATTCATTACCCATATCCATTCCACCGCCTCGAAATCCAACTCTTCTTCCTTGTGCATACATCATTCTTTTATCAATCATTATCTTCTTCCTCCAGCTTGTATATCTAATCTAAAAGTTCCAAGTTTCCAAGTAGTATCAACAGCTGTGTTAGATATTGTAAGAGCTATAGCTCTAGCTCTTGCTCTAGTGTCTACTTTTGTAGTACTAGACGATACTGTAAAAGGTCCAAGAGATGAACTGACTGCTGCATCACTAGGATAATTTCTTAAATCTAATTGTATAACTGCGTTTCCTTGTTGAGATATAAAGTCAGGTATAATTCTACTAACTCTCATTATGTTTTCACCATCCCCTCTAAGATCAGCCATGTTAGTTGCTGCCCCTCTTACAACTTTCTGTGTAATATCATAATCACCAGATGTAATATTAGCAGGAATTGCTGTTGCAGCTGTAGCTGCTATTTGTTGATTAACTCCTGTTTCATGTTCAAAATAAATCGTAGTTCCATCAGTGTTACCAATTACATCAAACGATGTATCAACGTCTGCATTGTATTGTGTTGCGTGAGGTAATCCAAATACAGCAGAATCTTGCCATGTTGTTCTGGGAAATAAACCACTTGCATTAGTAAACCATATAGGTCTTTTTGATGTTGAATCTAGATAACTATAAGACACTGCTCTATTAACATTATTAGATGTAGATGTTGGGTAGAACCAAGTAATCTCACCAAACAAGTTATTTATACCACAGTAAATTAATTGATTAGATGTTGTGTTAAGATCATCATAAACATAATCTTCAACCAAACAATCCATTGATTCTAACTTACCAGTATATCTAAAGAAACCATTATCAGACATCCAATAAGCAGCACCATCAACTTCAACGGCTGCATTCTGTCCTATCAAACCACAGTTAGTTCCAACTTGTGAATAGGCAAAAGTAAAAGGAGTTCCAACAAAGGTCATAGTAAATAAAGAAGTATCACTCCAAATGTAAATTGCATTTCTACCTAGTTTAGCACCCATGATCCGTGATCCGGCGGCCAGTCTCTGTGTACCCGCACTATTCTCAGCTGTAGGAGCATAGTCATTAATATTTTCTTGAGATGAAAATCTTATAAACATATCATCTTGTGATGTTTTATCTCCAATCGTTCTTTCCGTTCCAAAGAATACTAAGTGACGATCGGGTGTTGATACTAACATGTCACGTGATGCTGTTGGTGCACCTGCTATAATAGTAGCACGAGTTGCTGTTGCGTTTGCTGCATCAGCATCCCATTCAAAACACTCACCATTATGAATTAAAGCAATCAAAGTTGTACCTAAATTGTCCAAGGACCATAGACCAGGATCCGTTACTGAGTCAGTATTCGCTGCAGGTGAACCCCAACCTGTCCATGAAGATGAATTAGTTACTGTTGCACCAATAGAATGTGATGATCTTGTTGATCCTCTAACTGCTCTTGTAATTCCTGTTAGTTTTAATCCTGTAATTCCTGTGTAAGATATTTCTTCTCCACCTATTTGAATATAGTTTACCCCTGATGATGGGAAACCTGCTGTACTAGCTAATGTAATTTCTGTAGCTGAACCATTATTACCATTAGCATCATCTGCTAATGATCCATTTAAAGTTGTTATAAGTGAACCTAATATATTACCACCAAACAAAGATATACCCCAACCAAAAGCTCCTATTTGATCAGCAGGTCCGACACTATAATATTGATAATAATCTATACCTCCGGATGTTGTTGCACCACTACCTGTTTCATTAGAAGGCATTGTAATAGTAATTGTTGTTGGAGTAGGTACACTTGTTACCATAAATTTTTTATCAGCAAAATCTACAGCTGTAAAATCAGAATTTGTTATTGTTGAGAAAGTTGTATCATCACCAAATAAAATAATATCTCCCGGTTGAAAAGTAGTAGTTGTTGGGAATGTAATTGTAACTGTTGGTGATCCGTTAGTTGTACTAAAAGCACTTGTAATAGATGTACCTGCTGGATTAACTAAAGGATGAATATCATAATACACACCTCCGGAATACACATATAAAATTCTATTAGTTCCTATAGCTGCAAACTTTGTAGAAGCTGTGTTAACAAAATGATGTAAACCTCTGGCTGATCCAGTTAATTTAGACTCACCTAACTGAGCCCAACCACCTATCTTCTCTGGTGTACCGTATCTAAAACGAACATTTTCTCCACCTGTCCACTGAGATTCAGCTCCGGTAGATGTAACTTGTTTATTAAAGCCTGGTAAAAATCCTAATTTTTGTAACATAAATTAATCCGTTTATTAGGTTATAACACATTTATATTGAGAGCAACAGATTAAAAGTAAGGGGATTTCGTGGTGGGTCCTCCCCTTACAAGTTTACATTGTAAACTATTTCTTAGATTTTGTCAACTTAACACCTTTAAACCAAGCCGGTGCACCTAGTAAAGGTCTTTTGTCTAAATAGTTTTCTTTAGCTGTTTTTGAACTAGCTTTATTATAGTGTAAAAATACTTGACCACAATTTTTACCTTTAAATTCTTCTCTCCAATGTTCAAGATCACAACCAGAATATATTAACATATCACCTGGTTCAAGGTCCACTTTAACTCCTGCTTGACCTTGTTTACCTGTTGGATCTAAATAGATTGGCCATTTATCTCCACCTAAATTTAATGTTGTAGATATCTCGCAAGAGTATCTATCTTTGTGACGAGCTAGGACATCTCCTTCTTTGTAAATTCTTGCATAAGAATAAGTCTCACTTAATTTTATACCTGTGTGTTTTTCCATAACAGGTTTTACTTTCTGAAGTAATGTCTCCATTGCAATGTCACTATAATGTGAATAGGTATTAGGCACTTGTTCATCATTCCATACACCATAATATTCTGTAAACGGTGAA